AAAATGTAGAATTACCCGAAGATACTATCGCAAGATTGGAACTAGATAAAGGTAGATCATTGACCAGTAGTGAGATAAAAAAGGTGTTTAATGATTTTTATTCTGGAAAAAAAGACAAAAAAACTAATACTACTGCATCTACTACGCCTGATAATAATAATCCTGCAAGTTTAACAAAACCTGCTACTATTCCTGCACCAGCACCAGTTCCTCCACCATCACCAGCACCATCACCAGCACCAGCACCATCACCAAAATATACTTGTAAATTAAAAATAGGTGGATATACTTGGGGGCCAAAAAGTAGCTCTGTATATGGAGTAAATGTTGTAGTTGATGTTATAGTTGATGAAGTAAAAGGACCAGTTTCGGAAGCTGATTTTGATGCTGGAATTTCAACTAAAACTGAAGCATTTGAATTTGACACTCAAGGATACATTACATATAAAGGTGTTAAATATTCTTCATTGGAAGTGTGTTATGATGGTATATCTGTGGCGGAATTAGTAAAAAAAGATAAAGATTCTAATGAAGGTTTGAAGAGATTGTATCGTGGTTGGAATTTGGATTTACTCTTAGATAAACAAAAAGAAGAAAAAGAAACTACTGGAACTGTTAAGACTGAATTAGTTGTTCAAAAAACTAGAACATTTGAAAAAGTTGAAATTCAACCAATTGAAATACAGGGTTTAAAACTCACAGATAGAGTAAATGCAAGATTAAGGTCTGTGAAAATGCCACCTATAATAATAGAAAGTGTAACCATACCTGCTGATGCAACTGGATCTGTTTTGATAGATTCTATTGAATTATATGGTCCACCAATTATAATACCAGAAAAAAAATTAAGTGGTACGGGAAAAACAGAAACACTTGAGGATGTTAAATTACCAGTTATAACTGTTTATGTTGAAGAAATAAAACTAAAAAGGTCGGACATTCCAATTAAAATTAGGTCTATAACTTTTCCAGAAGCTACCATAGAATCTCTTGTTTTACCAGAACAGTTATCACCAGATCCAGAAATTGAGTCTTTTACAATAGAAGATGCACCATTTACTGTATCTGCTGTAAGAGCGGTTGAAAAAAAAGAAGACGCTCCAGCGGGATTTGTTAAAAAAGAAACAATAGTATTGGAAGATGTTGAAACTAAAGTGGATTTAAGTGATCTTCTTAAAAAATTACAATTCTTTCAGGATACAGATAAAAGACCACTTGTTGATTTGAATTTGAGCAATAGGGATACTACATTAAAAGTTAGAAGAATTTTAATACCTACTAATTCAGAGAAAAAACATTCTATATTAACAGTTTCAACTGAACCAATAAAAATAGGTCAATTAGAATATAGTACAAATCCAAATGAACAAAAAGATATTTTTATTCCAGATAAAAGTCCTGAAATTAAATTAAAAGATGTTGTTATTGATACTAAAAAATTAGTAGAAGAAAATCCTAAAAAATTTGATATACCAGAATTCTTTAGAGAAAATTTACCAGAAATAACATTAAGTGAGGTTACACTTAATATAAATGCTTCTTCTATTTCATTACCAGTTAGTTCTTCTAATGAACCTATTGTTATAAATAATGTTAATTTTCCGAATGATATGGTAAGTTCATCGGAAGTGGTTATTATTCCTGAAAAAAAGAAAACAGCGGAAGAACAAAAAAAAGATGAAAAATTAGATACTATACAAAACGAAAATAAGAATGAAACAAAAGTAAAACCAGATGTAGTAAAAAAAGGTGAAACTACAAAAGACGGTAAAGTAGAAAAAGTAGAAGATATTTCTAAAGTAAAAACTCCACCTCTAACAGACGCACTTGCTACAATAACTAAAGGTAGAGAAATACCAACAACTCCTGGTATTGACAGAGTAGGTGATTTACCAGATCATATGCGAGTAATTACACAAGGTCGTCAATATAAACGTTGGAATCAAGTACCAGGTGGAAAGGGTGTATATGTACAATGGGAATGGCCATGGCCAATAAAATCTATATATAAGGGAACTGGTACTGATTTCAATGAGTCTTTTGCAAATGAAGGACAAAGTAGACCAAGTGAAATTGATGGTGGTACATGGTGGGAATATTTTTGGAATCCAAGTAAAAGTTTACCAACTTATGGTGCAAAAGATACAAAGTATGGTACAGCTAAATCTTTTCTTCTTGATATTGCTAAAGATCCACAATTTGGACCACATATACCTGGATCACCAATGCCAATATATTTTGAAGGTATTAGAACGAGTGGTACTGGTCATTATGATAACTTTGATTCAAGCGGTAAATCGGATTGGGGTAAAAAGTTTAAGGACTTTATTGATTTTAAAACAAAAAAATTTAAAGGATTAAATCCAACAAACAAATACCATATTTGGCAAGAGAAAGGAGGAGGATACTCTGCAAAATGGTTAACTACCGAACAATTTAATAAAGGTTTTGGAATGTTTCCTTTTTTTATGCAAGGTCGTGGATTACATGAGGGATACACTCCGTTGGGATTTAATGCAAACTGGCAAAAATTAGTTTCAACATTTCGTCAATCTGCTGAAAGTTTTGGTCCAGGTGATATAGAAGGATATGGTCCACCTTTACCGTCTGATTATAAATTTAGTTTGATTGATATTGGTCTTATTATGAATTTCATGCAATGTGGGTACGTAAATAGATATAAACTTCCAAACAAGGCAAGACCACCACTTGCAGCTTCTCGTACAGAACAACATTTAATGATGTATAATGAATTAGAAAAAAAATGGTTAGAAGGCGAAGTTGGTATAGATCCATTAGCTGGTAATTTTTATAGTTCACCGACTATTAACCTAAACTGGTCTCATGAAGCGCATTGGTGTGGTATCTCAACTCAGTTTTTTAATAATAAGGGAAATGTAGAATTGGGCGGTGCTCCAATTAAAGTGACTTCTTATGAAGCAGATATATTATGGAATAGTGATAGTAGATTAACTGGTAAACCACTACCACTTAATAGACCAAGATTAGAAGACGGAGAAAACGACCCATGGGATGAATCACGATGGTATGAACTTACAGGAAAGCCTGGATATACCGTTAGAAATAAATGGTATGAAGCCCGTGATAAGTTTGGTGCTGAAAAATGTCAACATCCGTATGATGACGATTATATAAATGCAAATAAGGGTAGAATAAACCAAATTTGGTTTATACCAGGTGTTCATTATCAACTTAGTGGGGGTGGAAAACCTACACAATTAACACAAATTGGTGCTGATTTGGTAAAAACCGCTATTCTAAAATTAGATTGGGGTGGTGCTATTATTACACATAGTGGTCACGTTGAAACTGTTCTAGCTTTAGATGTAGATGGTACTGTTTATCGTTATGGTGGAAATACATCAGTTGATGGTAAAGGTGGTAATACTGGTAATGCAATGGGTATATGGGGTACAGGTGTGGGTGATTTTCCAGATGCCAAAGCTGACGTTGAAAGGGGTGGATTTTGCATTATAACTAGATCTTTTCCTAAACACGCTACAAACAGATCTGGATTAGGAATTTCTGCTCCTTGGAAAATTACACCAGTTGTACAAACTTATTTTGACTTTTTAGTAAAAAATCCAAATGCTGCAGAATTTGGGGTTTATAATGATTACGGTGTAATAATAAATAAAATGAATACTATATTGAATTCATCATTTTTAAAATAATATAAAGGATTTAACATGGATACTAAAAACTTTTTCAGTAAAATACGTGAAATAATACGTGAAGAAATTGAATATGCTTTAGAGAAAAAAGCAAAAACAGAATCTTCAAAAAAGAAAGTACAACAAGAAGCTCTTCAACACGGTGTTTCTTTATTCAAAAATCAATCATCTACTCCTAAACCAACAAAACAAAAACAAGTTAGAAGTGAGTTTTCAAGCATTCAAGATTTGTTGGCGGAAACAAGAAGAAGTTTACAAGAAAGTATGGAAGATGATAATTATGAAAATTCAGATAGTTATTTGAATGAAGGGTATTCTCAAAAAAGTATGGGTGCAATACCACAAGGAGTTGACCCATCAGAAGTACCGTCTGAAGTTATGAGCGCATTAACAAGAGATTATTCTGCACTTATGAAAAAGATACAAGAAAAAAATGGAGGATGATTAAATGGCAATGGTTAATTTTCGTCAGAGACTTCGTGGTTCTATTAACGACGTAGTTCTTATAAATCAGAGTGGGGTTAATAAACCAATTGGTATTAGTATTCCGTTTAATAATCCAAAAGGTATTTTTTATAATACATTTACAAATAATGCCCAAATTCTTACAAACTTAAAGATGTTAATTTTAACACAGAGGGGAGAGCGGTATTTACAACCAGAGTTTGGAACAGATTTGAGGTACACACTATTTGAAAATATATCGGATGAGGATGATTTTAAATCAAAAATACTTGGAACTGTAACATCCGCTATTTCAAGATGGATGCCTTTTTTGCAAGTTACAAAATCAGAGGTAATTATTAATGTAAATACTAGTGACAAAATAGTTGACGAAGATCATGCAGTCAGTATAAAACTTGATATAAATATAGCAGGAACTCCGAGTTATTTACCAATAATGATATTTATATCTGAAACCGGCAATTTAACTATAAAAGAGGCGTTATATAATGGCTGATTTGATTAAAAAAGATGTACGTTATTTGGGTAGAGATTTTAATTCCATTAAAAGTAACTTAATTGATTTTGCAAAGAATTATTTTCCAGATACTTATAAAGATTTTAACGAAGCTTCACCCGGCATGATGTTTATGGAAATGGCCGCGTATGTTGGCGATGTTTTATCATTTTATACCGATACTGCTTTACAAGAATCAATGATTCTTCATGCTACGGAAAAACAGAATATAATGAATATTGCACAGTCAATGGGTTATATACCAAGATTGAGAACTGGTGCAAGTGTTATGTTGGATGTTTTTCAATTAGTACCATCGAAAACTTTTGGAATTGATGTTGTTCCAGATTTTTCTTACGCGTTTGCAATAGAGCCAGGTATGCAGGTTGGAACTGATAATTTTTCGGGTGGTACAACTTTTAGAACAACCGAATACTTAGATTTTAAATTTAGTAGTAGTTTTTCTCCAACTGAAGTAACCCCTTTTGAAATAGATGATGTTACGGGAGAAGTTACTTTTTGGCTCTTAAAAAAGAAGGTACATGCAATTTCAGGTACAGTACAGACTAAATCTTTTTCATTTGGTTCACCTAAAAAATACGATACTGTTAAACTGACAGCTCCAAATTTAATAGAAATATTATATGGAGAAGATACAGAAGGAAATAGATGGACATATGTTCCCTATTTATCACAAGATACAGTATTTGAACCTGTTCCGAATATACCAAGAAATGATAGAGTTCTAAGTGCTCATAGAAATGAAACTCCTTATTTATTAAAATTAAAACGTGTATCAAGAAGATTTACGGTAAAATATGGTCCAGAGGGAACACATGATATAATTTTTGGCGGTGGAATGACAAATTTTGATGATGAAATATTAGTTCCAAATCCAGACTTAGTTGGTAGTTCTTTAACTGGTATAGAGAGTTCAACTTCTCTTAATATAGATCCTTCAAACTTTTTGAATACAAAATCTTATGGATTAGCGCCAAACAACACTCAGATAACAATATATTATACAACAGGCGGAGGTATTGAAGATAATGTAAGTTCTGATAATATAACTAAAGTTTATTCAAGAAAAATTTTGATGGATGAATCTGGTTTAGATAATACATTAGTTAATCAATGTATATCGAGTTTAGCGGTAAATAATGTAGAACCTGCAACAGGTGGTATTGGAGCAGAAGATGAAAATGAAATAAGACAAAACACACTTTCTAATTTTGCTACTCAAAATAGAGCAGTTACTAAAGAAGATTATATAATAAGAGCATACAGTTTACCATCGAGATATGGTTCTATTGCAAAGGCATATGTAACAAGAAATACTCAGTTAACTTATGATGATGTTTTTTATAGTGATAGAAGACAAAATGGACTTGCTTTGGGATTTTATGTTTTAGGATATGATGGTAAAAGTAAATTAGTAACTATTAATAATGCAACTAAAGAAAACTTAAAAACTTACTTGAATGAACACAGAATTTTAACAGACGCTATTGAAATAAAAGATGCGTATATAATAAACATCGGTATTGATTTCGATATAATAACATTACCTGACCAAAATTCTAATCAAGTAATTTTACGTTGTATAGATAGACTTAAAAAATACTTTGATATTAAAAAATGGCAAATAAATCAACCGATAGTAATTAGTAACGTTTACACCGAATTGGATAGAGTAGAAGGTGTACAAACGGTGGTTAGTGTTAAATTCAAAAATTTACATGACCAAACACTCGGTTATTCAAAACATGTTTATAATTTAGATAGAGCAACTAAAAATGGCGTTATATTTCCATCTTTAGATCCATCAATATTTGAAGTAAAATATCCAGACAATGATATTCTTGGTAAAGTGAGGGCATTCTAATGATATACACAATATATCCAGAAAAAGACGCTACTATATACGAAAAGTCAGAATCAATGAATACTGGTACTGATTCTTTATTAGAACTTATGCACGAAAGTACACAAGTTTCTAAATCGTATAATAGTAGAATTCTTATGAAATTTGATGTTTCTGATATAGAAAGTAGAGTTAATGCAGGTAAAATATCTCAAAATGCCAAATATTATTTAGCATTAAAATCTGTTGATGCAAGAGAAATACCACAAGAATATACAATTTACGCATATCCACTAAGTTCTTCTTGGACAAACGGTACTGGTAAAATGTCTCACAAACCAGTAACAACTGACGGTGTTTCTTGGAAATATAGAACTTCTAAAGCAGTTGGTTCAGAGTGGGAAATTCCCCCACAAGTTTCAAGTTGGGAATGGGATAATTTATCTCAAACTTGGGTTGATGCTAATATTTTATGGGGTGGTAACATAACAGCAGACGTTACTTCTTCTTACTACTCAAAAAAGGGTGGTGGTACTTGGTGGAATTATGACAATTTAGAATGTTCACAAGTATTCTCATATCAAACAGCAGATGTTTATATGGATGTTACTAACATAATTAAAAAATGGATAACTGGTTCTGGACGTTTTCAAAATGATGGTATGCTTATAAAATTTAGCGATGAATTAGAAAAAACACCACAATCATTAGCAAGTCTTAAATTCTTTGGTACAGACAGTAACACTATTTATGTTCCAAGACTTCATGTAGTTTGGGATGATTCAAGTTATTCAACTGGTAGTTTATCCAATGCAGCTTTAGAAAACTTAAACATAAATGTAAGATTGAAAAAGAATTATGCTGAAAGTGAAAAAGCAAAAATAAGAATTTACGCAAATACACGTTATCCACAAAAAAACTATACAACACAATCTTATCAAACTACAAACTATTATTTACCATCTTCATCTTATTATGAAATACGAGATGCACATACAGATGAAATAATTTTACCGTTTGATACAACTGGTTCTAAAATAAGTTGTGATAGTACAAGTAACTATTTTAATCTTTGGATGAATTCACTTCAACCTGAAAGATTTTATAGAGTGGTTCTTAAAGTTGAATCAAGTGGTGGAGATAATGTTCAAGTTTTTGATAATAATTATTACTTTAAGGTTACGAGATGAGTGATAACTTACAAAGAAATCCTGTTGGTGCAATAAGGCATATACGTTCTGAAAATAATGAAGGAATGATTGACGTTGATATTGTTGATGATAGATATATTATGAGTAGTCTCAACTATATTATCAACACTTCATTTAATCAAATAGAAGACGCTGTAACTTCACAATTAAATGTTTTACAACTTGCAGCAAATGCAACTTTAATGCGAGACGATGCCGCTGATAAGTTTGTTAAGAGTCTATCAAGTTTAGTAAATGTAAATTCAAATTCTCCAGATGCATTGAGAGCAAAAATAACACAATTGGAAAATCAGTTATTGCAAGTATCTAACTCAGAAAAAAGTACAGCAGAAGCTAATACTGCTTATCGTGACAGAATAAACTCTCTACGATATGAATTACAAATTTTACAAGATGCCATAATAAAAGGTTTTGGTAGTAATACTAATGGATTACCATAAAGACAACGAGATAAAAAACATATGCCAAATTTTAATTATAAAAATATTAATGATATTTTATTATCAAAAGAGCCAATTCGTGGATTAAGAACTAGTACAAGTTCTTTAACTAAAATTGTTGTACCTAAATTTGATAATATAAGTCTTGATTTCAGAAATCCTACGGATAGTATAGAAAGCGTAGAAATTCATGTGTTTAATCCACTTGGTGGTTACATAACCTCTCTATATGATTTACAAACTTGGAAAGTAGATGTTGGTACTGATAACGCGGTAAGACAAATACACTTAGATATTCATCGTGATATTTTTGACTTAAAATTACAATCATCTACATATCGAATAGTTTATAATTTCTTTAGAAACTTTATTGGTAGTGCATTCACTTCGAAAATGTTTATATCTGAAATTTCTTCAGATAGAAAAGAATTAAAAGTTTCACTTTCTGATCCAGAAAATGAAATTTCACTTGAACAGTTAAGAACATTTGTTTTAGATTATCTAACCCCAAAAACGTATTTACCACCAGTAGTTTTGAATTTTGGTGAAAATCAAATAGTTGATGTTATTAATGTAACTTCTGATGGTAGTAGAACAAGTTTCTTTGTAAAATTATTTGACCCATTACCAACTGATATTGAATTATATTATGAGTTTTGGGTTGCAAGTCAAATTATAAAACCTTATATCGATTTAGTATCGGTTGAACAAAGAGAAATTGCACAATTTGTTGAAGAAATAGCTGGACCAAACTTTGATGCCGAAATTGATTATTGGATTACAACGGAAACCGATTATAAATCTTGGACTGACTTATTATCAACAAATGTACAAACCTCACAAGAAATTCTAAACAGATATATTTTTGATTCTGGTTCAGATGTAAAATTGAATTTAGATTTTAGAGAGTTTCAAAACTTTGTATTCTACGCATCAGCAGAAGACAGAGTAGAAAATTTTTTATATAAAGTAGGACTTATAGAAACTTATAATGGACAGTTAGATACACTAAATTCATATAGTGGTTCTTTTACTGGTTCACTAAGTAACGGTGTTTGGACAAGTGGCGGTGGTACGGGTTCATATTCTGCTTCATTTGGTACAAATAAAATAACAATAACAAATTTACGTGATAAAGTTGTTGCGGGTTTTGATGAGTTTGAAAAATGGATGTATTATGAAACTACTGCAAGTAATTATTACACATACCAAGCAGATTCATCAGTTACACCGTTTCCGAAATATTCTGTAACTGGTAGTGATTATCATATTGCAACAAAAGAAGGTAAATATAAGCTTTACAAGGCAAATTCAACTGAAGTTATAACTTGGTATGAGGATTTATTAGACAAAGCAACTGATTTCGATATGCGCAATGATAGTGCTTTGAAGAAAAGTATACCTGAATTTATAGCAGAAGACGATGAAAATATAGCGTATACTACTTTTATTAATATGATTGGCCAACATTTTGATATAATGTATTGGTACACAAATCACTTAACAAAGAAAAATGAAAGAGTTGAAAATCCAAAAGATGGTTTATCGCAAGATTTAGTTTATCTAGCTACAAAAAATATGGGTTGGACTTTATCACACGGAACTCAAGCAAAAGACCTTTGGGAATATGCACTCGGAGTTAGTGGAAGTGGTGACCCAATTTGGACAGGTAAGACAACAACTAATAGATACAACGCTTTAACATACGAAGAAAGAACAAAAGAAGTTTGGCGTAGAATTCTTAATAACTTACCTTACATTTATAAAACAAAAGGTACTGCTCGTGGTATAAAGGCATTATTAACTGCTTACGGTATTCCACAATCAATTCTAAGAATTAGAGAATATGGTGGTCCAGATAATGCAGATTTTGGAATGATTCCAAGAGCAGAATGGGAAAAACATACATACTTCCTTAACTTTAAGGGTAGTTTTCCAACGCCAACGCACCAACAACATATTAAAACACCTTGGGAAAAAGTATATAACTCAGCCGATGGTTGGTCATATCCAGACGCACTTACATTCCGTTGGAGAATGGAACCAGATAAATATCATACGTATGGTGCTGATTCTGTACAAACAATTCTTCAGAAAAATTCAGGTAGTAGAGTTGATTGGTTTGTTACTGCAACACATGATGGTACAGATCCAGAAAAAGGAAGTTTACGTTTTTATTTGGGTGATGGTACAAATTATGCAACCGCTTCTATAACAGACGAATACTTATACGACGATATTCCGCTTAATATTTTGATTCGTAGAAGTTCAAGAAATGATTCTACTGGTTCAAACCAAATATATGATTTTATATTAAAAACTGGCAAATATGGTAAAATAGCAGTTGAACGTTCTGCTTCAATTATTGTAAGTGGAAGTTTAAGTGGAAGTTTTAATAGAGCATGGATGTCTGATGGACAACTGTTTATAGGTTCTGGTTCTAACTCACAAACAGATAATATACTTAGTGGTTCTGTTTATGAACTTCGTTATTGGTCAAATCCATTAACTACTTCATCGTTCGATAATCATGTACTTGCACCACGTTCTTATAATGGTAATACACCGACTTCTTCTTTCTATGACTTAAAAGCACAATGGAAGTTCTGGCAGAAATTTGATGCAGCAGCAACTTCGAGTTTATTAAGTAGTCATCCAAATCAGAAAGAAAATAAATTTTATAGTTCTTCTAAGGTTGCAACTTTATTAGGATTAACTGAGGGTTCATTTGAACCATTGTATGAAACATATAACATGGAAGTTCCATCTGTTGCAGGTGATACGCCATTTACTGAAAAAGCAAGAATTGATTCGGGTTCTTTATATACAGGTTTGAGTCACGATACTTCTGCTGAAATATCAATGTTCGATGCGTATTCAGTTGATTCAAATAAATTGATGGTTGCGTTTTCGCCACAAACAGTAATAAATGAAGATATTTATGAAGCGATTGGTTATACTCAAATAGATAATTACTTTGGATACTATGATAATATGTATTCAAATGAATATCCACAGTTAAAGAGATTCGCAAGAGAATATTGGCAAAAGTATAATAATAAAAATGATTTTACGGCATACATAAATTTAATTTCAATATATGATTTTAGTGTATTTGAACAAATACGTCAAACACTACCTGCAAGAGTAAATCCAATACTTGGACTTGCAATAGAACCTAATGTACTTGAGCGTTCAAAGGTAACTGGTTTACGTGGTATTTCTGCAATAGGTGGTAATGCAACGGTAAAGGAAACAGAAGACTTATCTAAATTACCAACACCAAGTGCTGAAATAAACAGTAAAAAAACTGTTATACTTGTTGGCTTTGATGAAGAACCAATATTAGAAGCAAAATCTGTTTCTTCTGATTTAGATTTGAATTTTAAAATGGGTGGTGATGCACAAGAATTAAGTCCAGAAAAAGATGTTGATGTAAAATATACACCGTACATAAATAATGTAAGTAAAATTACTTATATAGAATCATCTACAATAAAACCAAAAACAACGGTAGAATATAAACCAAGATTAATGATATTATCTGGAAGTAATAATAAACCAAAACTAAATTTATTCAATACAGATAAAAATGCAGTTTTAGACCTTGGTTATAAATCAACCACTAGCAAACTTAATCCGGCATATACTTTCTCATTTGATGATACGTTTACAACAACATATGCTCGTACAAATATAAATTGGTTTTCTGATTTAGCAGAAGATGTTGGTTTTGGTTTTGGTTGGAATGAAACTAAAAATGCAAGTGGTGCAGCAACTGCTGTATTTACACCTACACAACAATATGCAAGTGATAATTTTTATAGTAAATTTAATTTTGCATATACAAGTAGTGCTGATTTGTTTGAGAACAAATATTCAAGTTATACATTAGTAGAATCAAACAATCTCAATCCACACAATTCTTCAACACCTACTAAAAATAGGGCGTTTGACGGTTGTAAATTATCATCACCTGACATTAATATTGTTGATTTTGATAATTATGGTCCTTGGCAACCTTGTGTTTTTATAGTAAAGAGATGTGATGGTCCAAGACCGTGTATATAAAATAATGTTATTAAAAAAATGGTTTTTTATTAGTAATCTAATAATTATAGTAGTAAATAATTTATTTCAAAAAGGAGTATAATATGGGTTATTTGGATAACACAACGGTAACTATTGACGCAATTCTTACTAAAAAGGGTAGAGAGCTTCTCGCAAAAGGTCGCAGTCAGTTTAATATTACAAAATTTGCATTAGCCGATGATGAAGTTGATTACGATTTATGGAATCCTTCTCATCCACTTGGTATTGATTATTTCGGAACAGTTATTGAAAATATGCCAATAACGGAAGCAGTTCCAGATGAAACTCAGTCATTGAAATATAAATTAATTACTATGGATAGGGGTCAGATTTCTATTCCGTACTTAAAAATTGAACAAAACTTAGGAACAGATGGTGGTTTTACAATAGATAATCTAAATGGTGTTTTTCAAGATGTAACCCCACAGACATGGCAAACTAGCAACAATGGTCCACAGCCAAGTTCATTCAATTCGTCATATACGTTTACGTTATTGGACAATACGTATATAACATTCGATAATGTTTCTTTACCAGGAACTGGAACTGGTCAATCTGTTACAACTGAACAACAAGGGTTGGTCAAGTTAAGACCAAGAGTTTTACCAATAACTTCCGATAAAAAGACAAAACTGATTATTACTGGAACTGGAACTGGTGCAAGAATAGTTCTTCCTATTACCGTGAAATATATAGCACCAACGACTGTATAATCATTTTAATAAAGTTTTTATAAGAAAAAATAGGAAATAATATATGGCAATCCCGGCAAAAATTTTCAAACAAGTTGAAAACACAGTATTTGCTACATCCGATCAAAATAGAGCTGAAAAGTTAATTTATACAAGAGGTTTGTGGGATACTACATTAGCAAACTTAAAGACATTTTATACAAGTTCCGCTCAGAATACTAAATCAAAATCATATTATTACGAAGTTTGGTCTTCT